GTTGGGCTTGCGGCGCTTGATGCGCGGCCGTCAGACGCGAGGCGATGCGCTGAACCGCAGCGGCGGCCAGGTGCGGTTGCACGGCGGCCAACTGGAAGGCGGCATCGTCATCAGAGCCAAGGAAATAGGCGATCTGCGGCCCCAGCTCATGGGCCATGATCGCGGCCTCGATGGCCGGCGAGAGCGGGTAAGCAATCGAGTTGACGACTTCCGGGAAGTCCGGATGGTCACCAACGAATTCCGCGACCTTCTCGTTGTAGGTCGCGGCAGTTTCCGCTTCACGTCGGGCCTGATCGGCCTTGCTTTGCTGTTCCTGGTGCTGCTTCAGGACGTACTCGGTATGCGCCCGATTGAACGCCCCGATGTCGAAATTGAAATCTTCGAGCTTGGGCTCGGCATCGCTGGTTGCGGGCGCCTTCGCCTTGGCCTCGAACTCGGCCATGCGCTGGCGCAGCTCCGCGTTCTCGCGGTTGATGCGGTTGATATACTCGCGCGTGCGGTTCTTCTTGCGCTGCTGCTCTTCGTCGGCCTTCTTGGCGGCTTCGGCCTGGGCCGCCTCTGCGGCTTGTGCTTCAGGCGTGGCGCCTTCGGTCGGTTCAATAGCCGGCGCATCGGTCACTTCGGCAGGCGCAGCCGCGCCCGCACCCTCAACAAGGGTGGTTTCGTCGCTCATGTCATCCTCACGGGTGCCGGCTAGGCGGCCGGTGCGCTGGGGCTAGAAGCCCGGTTGCTGCCCGGATTCGGGCAAAGAAAAACCGCCTTGCGGCGGTTGGGATTGGGTCTGATTGAAGGTGGATGGATCGGGCGGCGGGATGCCGCCTTGCGCTAGATGGATTCGATCAAGGTTCGCCATGTGCTGCGCATTGGCGCTTGCCTGCGTTTCGTAGGTCTGCGCGTTGGTCTTGTCGATTTCGGCCTGCGCCTTCGGATCGAGCAGCGCCGTCTCCGCCATCGTTTTCTGGGCCTGCGCGTGCGATCGCTCAGCGTCGGCGTTGAGCTTCTGCACCTGAGCCATGAGGCGAGGATCGGGCGGCGGCTGCGGGGCCGGCTGCGGCGGCGGATCACCTTCCTGCGGCTCCAGGAGGCCTTGCGCCACCATGATCCGACGCAGCGCCTTGTCCACCTCGTCCGATCCAGGAAGGTCTACGTTCTTGACCACCTGATAGGCCAGGATCGCTGCAAGCGGCGGGAACTGCGGGCCAAGCTGGCCGGCCATCTGCGCGAAGGCGTCCACCGCCTCCATGCGCTGCGTGGCATAGCTCGGGCCAACCGTCACCACCACGTCATATTTGCCCTTGCTGATGTCATTCAGCACCACCGGTTGCCCGGTTTCCGGATCGGTGACCTGGTGATAAAGCTGCTTCCACTTCGCGCCGCCGTCCTCGCCCAGGATGCGCACTACCCGCGGCGTGTCGTACACCTTGGGAATCATGTCGATCAGGATGCGATAGGTCTGTCGGATCGCGTAGCCGAGGTTATCCACGTAATGGAACGTGGCCGTAGCGCCCTGCTGCTTGCGCTGACCAATGGCAATACCGCTGGTTTCGTTCGAGCGCGCCCCCAGGCTGGCGTCGTACTGCCCCGTCGCCGCCTTCATGTCGTCGTTGTCCATGCCGGCGAGCTGGATCAGCGCGGCGGGGACTTCGGCCTGGTTGGCGCGCTGCGGCAAACCATCCGCCGAGTCGTGGACCGGCAGATAGGGGAAGTCCTCGGCGTTGGCCCGGTTCCAGAACGACTCTAGACCCTTGATCCATTTGAGCTTGAGCAGGAACGGCGCCTTGGGCGCCTTGGCAACGGCCTCCGTCATAGCCGTGCGGTGAACGTTGTGCAGGCGCTGCTGGTCCTTGCTCGGGCGCACCATGCCCTGCACGTAGTCCACGCCGTCGATGTTCTGGATCTCGCCCCACACCGGTACAATGGGAATGTACTGGCTCGGGAACTCGTAAGGCTCGGTGAGGAATTCGCGTCCGTTGGCCAGGCGCATCAGCACCTTCTTGGTATCGACCGTGCGGCGCTTGGTAATCGTGATGCCGGCCTTTTGCAGCTCAGCTTCAGTCACATCCTCCGCGCTGACGACATCGCCACTGGACAGCGCCCACAACTCGCGCTTGACCGGCTCCCTGTACCAATACTCCACCACGCGGATCTGATCGGCCTCGAACCAATCCTTGACCTCGTGATCGGTGTCGAAGTCGGTCAGGTCGGCATCGGGATAGCGCCGCTCGAAATCATCCTTGGCGATCAACTCCTCGACAAAGCAGAAGTTGGCGTCGCTGCGGTCGATCTCCGTAGCCGCCGGGTCGAACTTCACCGCCACGAAGTTGCGAATGGGCTTGATGAATACGTCAAGGTCGAAGTCGTCGGGGCTGGCGTAGTCGGTCGTCACGCGCCAGTAGCCAATCCCGCCCTTTACCGCCTGGTCGAACGCAATGTCATAGGCGTGGTCAGCATTGCTCACCGACTCGATATTGCGGCACAGCCCCTGCATGACCTCGGCCAGCGCCTGGTCCGAATCCTCGACGCCGCGCACCTTGCCCTGCGGCCGGCTCTGGCGCATCTCGTTCACAACCTGGCGCACATGCCCCTTGAGCTTGGGGAACTCGTAGCACGCTCGCTCGCCACGTCGAGCCCGCAGCTTTTCATCCCACTGATTGCCCGGCACGTCCACAAACTTGATGTCGTTGCGCGCCTGGTCGTACAGGTCGGACCAATGATCGCGCGCACGGGCGTACCGCTTGCGCATCTCGGCAAGCGCGTCGGTGTCTTTTGCGGCCATCAGTAGTCCGTCAGGTAGTTGTTGAGGCTTAACGAGGCCTCGTCGTTGCTCATGCGCTCAGCGACCATCGCCATGTAGCGGAAGGCATCGGCGCCGTGGCTGTACTCGTCGTGGAGCGGGGTCGAAGCCTCGCCCGTGCTAGCCGGCACATTGCGCCGGTAGCGCTTCAGACACTCCACCAACCGGGCGGCTTGGTGCTGGTCGAAGTAGACCTGTCCGAACGCCATGCGCGCCGTGCGGATGCCCGTTTCCACCGGCTGGCGCGGGACGATCTCCACGTCCCAGCCAAGGCCCTCCATGATCTCCTTGGCGCTCTTGCCGGTCTTGTAGTCGCCATGCGCGCCATCATGAGGCAGCCATAGCGTGCCCCAGTTGTAGCGCCGCCGCTTCAGCTCGTCGGACCACCAATCGAGCGTCTTGTGCGAGTCCTCCAGGTACGCGATCACCCGCAGCGTAGACAAATGGCGCTGCACGAGGATCAGGCTCATGGCGTCGTTCCAGCCCAGGTCAAACACCACCTGAACCTTGAGCGCCGGGTCATAGGCCACGTCGCACACGCGCTTACTTTCGATCGCCTGCGCGATCTCGTCGGCGTAGATCGCGCCCGATACCGCCGGTTTGCACTTGCCTTCCCAAATGTTCGCGTAGTCGGCCGGCGTCATCGTGGCCTCGGCGTGCTGGCGCTCCTTCTCCAGCACCGCAGGGAACCACGGGTTATCCGTGTAATTGACCTTAACCACTACCGCGTCCGGCGGCGGCGCGGCGATGAAACGGACGTAGGTTTCGTCCGTGTCCAACTCCGGGTTCAGCGAAACGATGATCTCGGAACCGTCCTTGCGGATGGTCGGGATCAGGATGTCCCAGCTACGCTTGCTGATGGCCTGGGCTTCTTCGGCCCATACCTTGTCCACGCCCTCAAAGGACTTGATCGACTCAGCCGTTTGGTCAGACAGGCCGGCGAACAAGAACTCCGTTCCGTTAGCGCCTTTGATGACCGTTTGCTGGATCTCGTAGAACGAACCCAGCCCAAGCGCCTCGATTTGATCGCCTAACAGCTTGTGGACCGAATCCTTGATCGATTTCTGAACCTCACGAGTGCAGAGGAACCGTTGTCGCTTCGTAGCGCCATCGATCAATAGGTAACGCGCAATGCCCCAGCTCTTGGCACCACCACGCCCACCATGCAGCACCTTGTAACGGTGCGGCTCGAACAGGCAGCGCAGCTTGGCCGGGAACTTCGCGTCAATCGTCATTCAAACGATACGCGGATGCTTTGCTGCACCGGGCCGCCGCCGGGGCCGGTCATCTCTGTGCGGCTGAGCTTGGGCGCTGCGAACTCGGCCAGCTTGGCGAGTAGATCAAGCGCCTTGGCCGGATCTTCGCCGGCAACCTGCGTCAACCACTTACCAACGTTCTCGCTGTTGTCCTCGAGCAGCCGGCGCACCGTTTCGCGGAACTCGGCATTGATCTTGTTGGGCACGCCCTTGCGCGAGCCTCCGCCCGTTTTGATCCCTTTCGCCATGTCAGTCAGTCTCAGTGTGCGACGCGACTCACGGCGCAGTCAGCACTAACGGTCCAGACACAACCGGCGGCACGTCAAAGCACGGGTAGTCGCGCACGTCCACGCGGAAGCGCTGCACGTACACCTCGCCGTTGTCTAGCGTGGCCTCGCATTGGAGCCATTCGCCGCCGGGCCAGTTGGCCGAGATATCGACTGCGGCCTGGCGTAGCCCATCCAGGATGCGGGCATTGCTCATGGCGACCGCATAGCCGTCGTAGCATCGCCAGATGACCGATACGATCATGCGACCTGCACTAATGGCCCCGTTGTAGTCGGCCACAAGGCACCGCTTCTCACCACGCACGAGCCGGGAGCCATGGACACGCATCCGGTCGTGGGCGGAGACATAGCAACGTGTGGCGCGGCCGATCTCGTCGCACGAGGCTGTCGGGAGATCCGCGTTGGCCTCAGTGGCGAATGAAAGAATGAGTGCCATCAGCCGCCGCTCCAGTTAGCCTCAAGGCCGATGAGGGCCAGCGGCCAATGCGATGCATCGGCAGGATTGGGCGTCCATGGCGAGCTGGCACTACCGCCAGAAAGCGGGAAGCCGTCCTGCGATCCTGCCGCGGTGACCTGCTGAACCAAGGCAGACGCGGCCCCTGTAATCGCCCCCACGACGCGTGCCGATGTTGCATTTGCGGGAAGCCCAACCGCCACGATGGCATCGCGGCCAGCGAAGTCAGCGGCATCAGTCAACAGGCTTACAACGCCGCTCGTATCGACGCTAACGGTAAGGTTTGCCCCAGCAGAAAGCGGATCGGCAAATTGTGCTTCTTCGCCCTTCGCGAGCGTGCCTGTCCAATCCCAGGCGCTAGCACCGCCGGCCCACACCTTGACCTCTTGCGGCCCGAAGTCGAATGCATTGGCCCAGGTCATATCTCGCCTCACTCAGTGCGGCGCGAGGCCGGCTTGATGGTGGCGACCTTGCCGCCGGATTCGTGCTCGATCTTCGGCTTGCCCATCTCGGCAACCAGGTCGGCAAGCGGTTGCTCACCCTTGCCCGGGATGCCGGCATAAGGCGTGCCGTCGATAATCGTCAGGTAGACGGCGCCCACATCGGCGCAGAGTTTGGCTGCGTCGGGCACGTACAACTCGCCATCAGCGACCCAGGCCTCAGTGTCTGCGCTCATGCGGCCCTCGCTAGGGTGAATCGTGCCTCGGCGTCCTTGTAGGACTTGCGCAGGTACTCGCCCAGCGAAACGCGCTCATACCTGCGGCACAGGTAGTCCAGCGTCAGCGGCATCACGCAGAAATCGCCGTCGCGAACCTCATTCAGCACCACCACGCCGCGCCAGTGGCCTTGGCCTTGAGCGCCGCGGTAATCCTCGTCGTGCAAGTAGCAGGAGCCGGCTACAAGGCCGTGCCACGTCGCCCCGCTGGCCTGTATGCGGGTGCCGTAGCGAAACCCCTGCTCATGGCCCTGTACGAAGCTCGCGCCGATCTTGTTTAGCCGGTTGTCGATCGTTCCGCCGATGGCATGGCTGGAATGGCTCGACTGGAAGTAGTGCGAGTACAGCACTCCGTCCTGCCACACCCGCTCAAGGAACGGATGGCGCTCGAAGTCCCGCGTGTTCAGGTGATGCTCGCCGATGGTGCCGGCGAACTTCGGGGCCGCGTTGATGGCCCGGTGGATACGGTTCTCGTGATTCCCGAATAGGAACAACTTCCGCGGATTCCAGTGGCGCTGCTTGCGTCGCACCAGACGTGCCTGCTCGGCCTCCAGCGGCCTGCAAAGCGTGGCGAACGCCTCATTACCAACCGCTACGTCGTCCTCGTACCGCGCGCCTTCCATCTTCAGGCTGCCGGGGCCTTCGTGCATCGACAGGCTCGGCATGTCCCACCAGTCGCCGATATTGACGATGGTGTCGGACTTGTACTCGACCAGCGCCTCAGCAATCCAACGCCAGTGATCCAGCGGCACTCCCGGACGGACTTGCGCGTCCGGAATGATGAAGTGCCGCTTGGGCGTGTTCATGTAACGTCCGTCGTATCGTCGTCGCGCGACTCGATCCGCTCCCGCAGGACTTCGGCGGGCTCGGGGAGCGAAGCCGGGTTGACCAGTGCCAGCGCCTCATCGATCAACAGGCGCGAGTGATACAGGTACTGCAAGGCGGTGCGCAGCTTGGCCTCTACCGGGCTCACCTCGTGGGCGGGCGACGGCTTGGCATCGCTCACAGCCGCCTCGGTGAAGGGCGGGAAACTGGCATGCATGACGCCCTCCAAAGGGCTTGCCGCGCCGGATCGCCGCCCGAGGGCCTTTGTCCGGCATTTGTCCCGGTGAAGCGATGCGGCAAATTGAATAGGTGGCCGGTCTACGTCAGGGGAACGCAGCCGGCCGGGTTGCCTCGCGGGCAACAAAAAACCCGCCGGGGAGGGGCGGGCTTCGTCGGGCCGCTCGAAGCGGCAGAACCATTGTAGAGGGGGATTTGGCAGTCAGGAAACTGCCGAATTCATCGCCCGCACCGCCGCCTGCAACTCGTCCGCGCAGCGCGTCAGTAACCACTGGTAAACGCCATCCCACCGCGGGTAGGACTGGTGCAGCATTCCCATCCGCTCCGCGCGCCAGGTAGGGCCGCGGGCCGTTCGCCCCGCACCCTCGCATCGCGTGCAGGCGCGCACCAGCTCGCCGGAAGCGACATGGCCCCGGCCGCCGCAATCTGGACACAGGCGTGGGTCGCACAGTTCCTCGACCACCGCATCCGCCAGTTTCGTGTATGCCGCGCAGATGCTGGGCCACATCCGCGCCTTGGCTGACTCCAGCGCATGCCGGGCGGCCCGCTGGCGGTTGGTGTTCTCGCCTGCCGTCGCCACCTGGATCTGCGCCGTGACCATCGCATCGGCGCGCTCGCGCCACTCCCCGAATAAGGCGCCGTCCAGCAGGCCGCGTAGCTCATGTGAGGTCAGTGCAGCTCCGTCCGGCCACCACACCCGGCACAGCAGCTCGCGCCCGATGCCAGCCGGCACCATCGCCAGCGCCGCGGCAACGTCCGTGCTGGTCAACTCCGGGATGCCCCCCGCGCCTACGTCGAAGCGGACGTTCTTCGGATTGAGGCGCGCCATCAGCTTTCCGACGTGCATTGGGATACCCCCTTCAGGCGTTCATGGTCAGGTTCAAACTGCGTTCCCGGCGTTTTGAGGCACAGCGGGAAGGTGCGGCCCATCGTGTTGCAGGC